GGTGCCGTACATGCCCCACCAGCAATGCTCATCTATAGAGCCGTCGCCCACTAGCGTGTACTTGGTGGGGTCTAAACCAAACCCATTAGCAATAGCGGCACCCCGAGTACGGTGCAGGTACTCGTGGGTCTGCCAGTCAAGGACAATGCCGTGGCGCTCGTCCGCGAAGAACTGCTCAGAACTGGTGGCGGCGTTCCAGTACACGTAGGCAGTGGGGCAGTCCTGATCCCATACGAAGTATGAGGTGCGGTACTGAAGCGCCCCCTCTGTATCAAAGTAGATGTAGTACAGCCCCGTGGTATCTGGGATAGTCACGGATTCAGCGGTGGTCTTGGTGTACTTCGTTCCCACACACCACACGTCGTACGAGTCTCCTACAGGCTGAATCGTAAAGGTGCGGGTGCTGTTATCGAACGCCATCGTGCTGTCTGTACGTTCAGCGTGGCCCATCGGCTCACCGGTAGCCTTAGATACGGTTACTGCTGGAGGCTCTACAACTACCGCGTCTACTGCGGTGAGCCACAGGAACTGCGTGCGGTCAACCGATACGGCAATAAATAACGTAGTCCCAGTAGGCGGGACATTCCACACGCCGTCTAATTGCGTCAGTCCGGTGGGCGGCACCTGTGCAACGGCATCCGCGCCAAGCAGGGCCGGTACTCGTACCTGAGAAACACCTGTGGATGGGTCAGAGTAATGAACTATTGCTCTATGTAATTCAAAACTATGAGTACTCATGGTATCTGGCCCTGCTAGAAACCCAGTGGTCTACGTCGTAGTAAGGAGTGGGAGGGGACTGAAACGGCTCGGTATTGTCAAGTTGTAATTTGGAGTTGTAGTTCTTAGCCAACTTTAGTTCAGACACAAAGTTGCCCGAGTGGACCACGTGCTTGACAGCCTGCACGTACCAGAATCCGTCGAAGTCACCATTGTACTTGTCGACGCTTACCACCCCACCCGGGACGCAACCAGCGACTCCCAGAACCGTCACGTCAGCGTAGTAGTCGTACTTCTCCTTGGCGACAGAACTGATACGCCTGCTTGCCTCGGAGAAGTTATCGACATATTCAGAGATACGGTTAGGGAACCTAGCAATACCATTGTGCTTCACTTCTAGGGAAGTAGAACTCACATCGTAAGTAGAGGCGTCAGCGTTAACAACAGGTATAGTGCTCTCTTTGTATTCACCGTCAATGTTTCTCTTAGAGAATGTTCCTTCGAACTCTATGATCTGACCCGGGCTTGCGTTGACGTTTCTCTTGTCGGACAGCAATGTGGTGAGTTTGTGGTAGGAAGACTGCCTACTTAAAGACGAGTATGGATCATAAATATGAATATGAGTACCGTGTACAGACACCGAATACCCCAAGAACTTGGTGTAGCGGGAAAGAAACTGCCAGTCTGATTCGTTGGTCTGTAGCAGCGAATCATGAACGAACTCATCAGAGGGAACATCTACGCTGAATCGGTATTTTGCACTGATCTCTCTAGCGATATCACTCAGACGATAACCGTTCCACACTTTACTGGTAGCGCCGCGCATATCGTACGACACCCCCATGCACACAATCTTTGCCTCTTGGAACGGACTGTCGTTCATGAGACCGAATCCGGTAAACGAACTCGGCCTGATGTCCTCTACGTAGCCATAGAACGCTTGATAGAAGTTACCACCAGTAGATATCTTGACCTGAACAGGCTTGTTGTAGTAAGAGGTAATCGCTCTCGGAGGTATACCTGCTATCTCCATAACCAGCATGTCGTGCTGGTTGTCCTCCATAAACAATTCAACCCTATTAATAGTGTTGTAGTCAACAGTAGAGTTACCTATGGCGATGTCTACCGTGGGCGACAGTCCATATGGGAGTTTAGTAATCATACTGGCACACGGATAACGTCGCCAGACTCTAGGTCAATGGGAAACTTGATCTGGGGGTTGAGGTCAGCAATCTCCCAATACCTCTCAGTGGTACCAAATAGTCTGGCGGAGATGCGCTCTAACGTGTCTCCTTGTCTAACTGTGTAGAGGGTGTACTTGGCCACCCCAGTAGGGGTGCGCGTAGCGGACTGACCGGAAGCGTCAAGTTTGTAACGTGAAATAGCGCTGTAGATAGCCATGATTAAACGTCTCCCGAGGGGGTGAATTCTGGTTCTTCAGCGGGCGCGGGCGCTGGGGCAGGAGCAACGTCAGCGTCAAGAACCTCTCTGTTAACGCTTCGTACTTCAGACCAGTCTGGGGTCAACGTCTTGTACAAGTTGGGACCAAAACCTACGCTGATATCAGAGGTTATGCCTAAGTTCTTTTCGGAAAGAATGTGTTGGATAGTAGCACGGGGGTTGGCGTAAAACGTCTGGTCATCAATGGTGACTTTTATAAGACAAATAAACTCAACTAGATACCTGTAGTTGTAGCCCGGATCGCTGTTCAATACGTTCTCGTTCTTAGCCCAAATATCTATAACCTGATTACGCTCAGGGTAATTCTCAGAAACAGTATTCCTGTCGTCTTCGGCTGCTAGACCTTTCTGACTAACACAGGCCCAGTCTTTCATGTCTAACCACTCTTCCGTTGTGGAAGCGGTTGCTACACCCTGACGATCCTCGTCTTCGCTAATTACGTTGCCGTCACCCAAATTAAGTTCCCACAACTTAACGGCGTTCTGCCAGTACGGACCTGAAGATCCTGTGCTGGGATTTACATAACCAAAGTTAGTGGTAAACGGCTTACTAGAGTCTCCACGACTGAAGTCAGCAAGATAATCCTCTATAGAGTCAGCCAGATCTCGAAAGCCAGAACTTCCTCTCCTACTCTGAAGCGCTGCTTGGGCTTTGGACGAGTTGTCGACAAACTCTTGAGTAAATCTATAGCAAGTAGCCTTAGCCTCAACCGCTATAGATATGTTGCGTTGTTGCTGGAACAGATTGGATATGGCGTTGCCAGCGCTTGGGAAAAGCACTTTAAGATACTTATCTTTTGGATTACCGTCATCCTGTAATGTCGGTTCAATGAACCTAGTCAACAAGGTGTTGTCGGAGTTCTCCTGAGGGAAGCCGTCGGATATTCCCTTATACTTTGCTCCGTCATCGACAACCGCAACAATGACTTGCCCAAGTTCGTTAATAATTTCTGTTGAGTTCTCAGCGACAACATCAGTAACTGTGTTGTAGTCGTACGACCCTCTGTTGGGGTTGCTCTCAAGATCCTCAAGAACATCCGTGAAGAAGGTATCTTTCTTAGCAAAACCGATGTACTTGGCTTCAAATGTGACAGTAACGGAGCACTGCATTGGCACCATTTCTGTAGTGAACTTCGTGAAAAGAACATTAAAGTCTTGGACTAGGCCCTCCACGATATACAAAGAGGAGAACACAATACGAACTGGGAGTGGCAAAAGGAAAGCAGAGTTACCTTTATTGATTCCGATTAACTCGTTTACAGAGTCTCTGTATTCTTGTCTCTCTGTGGATGCGTCAGAGGTAACGTCCTCTGACGTTAACTGTGTGGTATTGCGGTCAATAGCGGCGTCAATAGAGAAGTTGTAGTATTCCTGAGCACTCTCTCGAACACGACTTTCCATGTAGTCGCTTACTCCGACGCCGATGATGGAGTACAGAGCAGACAGGTCGTGCAGTACGCCTACCTTCTCTGGTCCTAGGTTTCTCCAAGGATCTTCCGTAGTCGCCTCATTGGCAGAATCGTATAACTTAGACAGTGCCTTGCCGTTGAGTTCCATAGACCTGTCAAAGAACAGATCAAACTGGAACGTCACGTTACCCGGAATGGGCTGAGAGTACTGATACTTATCCATCTGCAAGAAGTTCAGAATCGATGTGTTCTGACTAACAGACTGGTTGATCGCTGAGGGGTTGAACTGGAACTGGCATCTCCTTACGGGGAGGCCGTCTCCAGTCAGCAGTGATCTAACGTAGCCTCGCTTGAGGGGAACGCTTGTAGGGATGCCATTGGACCCGGGCTTACCCACGCGCACAGCGCGGCGTGGGTAGATGAACTCATTGTTGAGCGACTCTGGAATGTAGTAGCCAGAGTCGTTCTTGTAGTTAGTGGGGAACGCCTCGCCGGACTCTCCCCAGTTGGCGAACCTAAACCACTGGTCGTTACGATAACCCATTAGGCGTTCCTCAAATCAAGCATGTCGACTTCTTCCTTAATCATTCTACTAACTGTCTGCGCTATGCGCTTTAGATCGGGGGTACCGGGAGCGCCATTAAAGTTGATCACGGGTGCCACGTTGATAGTCGGAGATGAAGTGAAGTGGTTAGTAGTCGACGTTCCTTGAGAGGACTGGGTGGGACGCCCAGACCTAGATCTACCCATGTCGATGATCGGGTCACCTGACAGTCCTGCTGACTCAACTACTGCGCGAGCGCCAGATATATCTGTATTGTATGTGTTCTCTTCTCCCTTATACTCTCCCCAGTCATACAACGACCTGCCTCGCGCAAGGTACATAGAGTAAGCCGCTTGCATGTTTTTCTCGGGATCGTACAAATCCTCTTTCCTAGTAACGCCGAAACTGCTGAACTTCTGTAGTCGCTCAGCCTCTAACGCCCCTAGCATATTGATCTGCATGAGACCGTAGGAATCATCGCCAGTTGAGCGGTCGGGGTTGTAAGCACCAGTCTGCCAACTGCTCTCGCGCTTAGCGATAGCAACGACCCGTACTAAGTCCTCGCCACGGAAGCCAGCGTTGTAAGCAAAACGTGCTACCTCTTCTCCTGTTAACTGGCGACTCCTTACGCCTCTGAGGGAGCGCCCACGTGGCGACATACGTCCAGTAGACGCCGCACCTCTATTACCAGCGCCTGACGCACCCAAGAACGCAGCCCTACCAGCCATCTTGTGGGCCGCAATACGCCCAGATATGGTCGCTTGACCCATACCGATAGCAGTTCCTGCGTCTGCTGTGTGCCCGCTGTCACCCATAGGCGCTGCCATCTCTGATGGGTATCTAGCGTTGGGGCCTGACCCGCTGCTTGACTTACCATCAGTTCCCCATGGAGCACCTTCCTTCTCGTACTTACGACGAGAGTTGGGGAGATCGGAGGGCTGGACGTGCCACGGCTCATTGTTTACGTTGGCAAAGTGCTTAAGTCCAAACTTACCAGCGTTAGCGTTCATCCACTCTAGGTCGCCCACCATGTCCACGGCAAGACCAATTTCGTGCATGGACATGCCGGGGGGCGCTGCGGCAGCACCACTAACGTGCTTCCAGTACTTACCGTCCCAGAAGATGTCTGTCTCTTCTTCTGTGGGCTGGTATCTGCTGAGGAACATCTTCTCCTGCTCAGATGGGTCTCGGTATCCTCCACCAATACCCACTTCAGGGTTGGCCCTCATCATACGCAGCAGTCGATCTTGAAACTTAGGGTTAATACGCTTAAAGTTGCTGCTGTTCTTCAACTGCGTAAGCGATACCCGGTTGCCGTTGTAACCGTAGGGCACGGTGATATTTGAATCGTTAGCACTACTGGAGTAGTTGCCGGTGGCGTTGGAGGCCGAGGGAGAGGTCCCGGTTTCTGCCTCAGGGTTTGCGGGGTCTCCGAGAAAACCACCAAGCAGTCCAAGCCCAGCGCCGATGGCGATACCCGCCGGTCCGCCCATAGCCCCGGTGGCTGCACCGGTAGCGATACGTGCAAGGATGCCCATTCCGGCGACGGTTGCTGCTCCGCCAACGGCTCTGCCTGCTCCACCGAAACTCGTCTTGGCTCCCACCAAGCCGCTAAGAGTGTCCTCAAGGCTACCTAATGCTTCGATAAGGCGCTGGTTGACTCGCTCATACTGAGCCATGTTGTCAATCTGACGGCGCATGAAGGACTCTTCACGTTGTGCCGAAGTTCTCGCCGTCTCCTCCTGCTGAGTAGCAAGGTTTTCTTCGACACCCATGAGTTGGCGATCTCTCGCGCTGGTCGGGTCGTACATGCCCTGACCACCCTTTTCCCTGAACGAGATCTGGGACTGGGCGTACTGGAGGATCTCGGTCTGCATCTCTTCACCGAGGCCCATGTCAGCAAGGCGAGCGCGGGTGACGGAACCCGGCATGAGGGCACTACGAGCAGTCGCTGGATTGTCTAGGCCCATCTTCTTGATGATCTCTTGGCGCATCTGGAGGGGGTCCTTGAGACCACCGCCGATGTTAAAGGCGTTCGTCCCTCCCATAAAGAACATTCGGTTAGCAACTTCAGGGGACATCAACTGCTGCTGCTCAGCCAGAATGTCTGAGGTGGACTTGCTGTAGCCAGTGAGTGTGCGGATGCCCGCTACGGACTGAGCATATGAACCGGGTAACTGGGTGCCGATCTGCGCCTGAAACTGCTGCATGGCGTTGATCCCGCCAGCGCCTAGACGGTACTGGGCGAGCGGTGCACGAACCTGACTCATGACCTGCATTTGCGACATGCCGGTCATCTGCTGAGTCAGCACGTTCAGACGATCAGCGGACGTAGCGTAACTTGTACCACGTTCGATACGTGAGTTAATAGCCTGCATGAGCGGCTGAAGCGCCTGAGTAAACGCAGCGAGGCCACCAGCGGCCTTCGCCATACCCCCACCGCTAGCGTTGGTTGCTAAGTACCGCCTAGCCGCACCTACGCCATCACCGTCAGCCGCAGGCTGCTGTGCGGGGGCTTCAGACTTCGTAATCTGAGCGAAACTGTTAGTCACAG